AGGTAGTGCGATGCTTATGAAAGTCGGTAACGGTGGATCACCTGAGACTTTTACAACAATCGGTGGCTTAAGATCAACAAGCCTTACAATCAATAACGAATCTGTAGATGTTACTAACAAAGACAGTTCTAACAAAAGAACTATGTTAGCAGCAGCAGGTGTACAGTCTATTAGTGTTTCAGGCAGTGGTGTATTTACAGATGCAGCCAGTGAAGCAACAATCAAGACAAATGTATTAGCTGACACTATAGACAATTATCAGTTCTTAGTTCCTGACTTTGGGACATTTACTGGTGGCTTTCAAGTTACATCTGTTGAATATGCAGGTGAGTATAATGGAGAAGTTACTTACAGTATGTCTTTTGAAAGTTCAGGTGCGATTACGTTTGCTACAGTCTAATAAATGGCTTGGCAATCAGTAACAGTCAAAGGTGCTAAGGGCGACATCCCTGCTATGCTTAATGGGGATGTCCTTGAAGTAGCCAACCAGTTAGGAAAAGACCCATCTGACATAAAGGTAGATGGTAAGTCCTATAAAGTATCGTCTTGCTCTTTAGATGAAAGAGACGATGTATTAACAATCAAACTTGCAATGGCAAGTACAAAACAGGAGAAGTCAGATGACAAACCCACTAAAGGGCGAGATTGAGATAAATTTAGGCGGTGAAACTTACAAATGTAGGCTCACCATTGATTCACTGGTAAAAATTGAAGAGGAGCTTGACAAAGGTATTCTTGAATTAGCCTCTGACATTTCAGAAGCAAAAGTACGTTTAAAAACATTATTAGTTGTTTTGAGGTACGCATTGAGAGGTGGGGGCAACGACTATGATGACAAAAAAATCAAAGAAATTATTTCTACTACAGGAATCATCGGAACTTCCGCAGTAGTTGCACAACTAATTGCACAATCCTTAACTGATCCAAATGAATTAGGAGAAGGTGGTTCAACAAAAAAGCAGGTAATTTCAGAATAGAATGGAATATTTATATGCAGATATGTCTTGGAATGATGATGATGCGACCAGAGGACTTTTGGAATATGTCACCAAGAGAAATGTGGGAAGCAATAAAAGGTTTCAAACAATTTCATGCGTCAGAACCAGAAAGACCTATGACTAATGATGAACTAGAAGATTTAATGGAGTTATACCCTGACTAATGGCAACAGTAGACGAACTTAAAATATTAATTAAGGCTGAAACTAAAGACTTAAAAAAAGGTCTTGATAATGTAAACAGAAGTCTTAAAAAAACAAGTAAAGAAGCTGACAAAGCAGGTCAACGTATGAAAGCTGCTTTTAGAAGCGCAAAAATTGGTTTAGTAGCAACAGCAGCAGCAGGAGGATTACTCACTAAAAAAATAGCAGAGGTAGGGGCAGGGTTTGAGGATTTAAAAACTTCTTTAGATGTAGTTTTTGGTGGTAAAGCAGGAGGTGCGGCAGCTTTTGAAAGAATCATAGAATTTGCACAGACAACTCCATTTCAGATAGAAGATGTCACAAGATCATTTATATCGCTCAAGGCATCTGGTGTAGAACCTACACAAGACATGATGAATACATTTGCTAACGCAGCATCTGTAGCTATAGATTCTTTGGGTGCGTTTGATTCAATGGTGAGATTAGTCCAAAAGTCAGCAGCAGGTGGTTTAGGTATTGAAGAACTTGAACAACTTGACCAAAGAGGTATACCTGCTACAAAAATACTATCTGATGCTTTAGGAAAAACTCGTCTTGAATTAGGAACTTTTGGACAAACTGCTCAAGGTTCTGCAAAGATGGTAGAACTTCTCATACAGGGTTTAAAGGATTTATTTCCAGATGCTATGGATGCAAAAATGGAAAATTTATCAACCAAAACAAGTAATCTTGAGATAGCTTTTAGAGGTCTAGCTGACGAAATATATACTTCAGGTTTGGATGTTGCTCTGAAAGCGATAACAGATGAAATGACAAACATAGTAGATAGGTTTTCTGAATTCATCAGGGTTAGAAAACAAAATGCAGGTAGTGTTTTTTATTCTATATTTGGACAGGGTCAAGCACCAAATACATCAGGATTGGACAACTTGCCTCCTGCTGCTAAAGCCAAGCCTAAAGTACCAGAAAAACCAGTTGTAACAGCAACCATAGCAGAATCAGAATTTGTAAAAGAATTTCAGCAATTATTGAAAGACACAGTTCCAGAAGCAGAAAGATTACAAGCACAAATTAACTTGATTGATGAGGCTGTAAAAAGAGGTGCTACTGATAAATTAGGAAACCCATTATTTGATCCACAAGAAGCAGAAAAAGTTAAGAAACACCTTCAAGATCAAATAGACGAATTAGAAGGTTTACAAGAAGGCATGGAAGCTCTAGCACCAGTCATAGCAGAAGCCACCAACAAATTCACAAATGATTTTGTGCAGGCACTTATGGATGGTGAAAACGCTATGGATAGCTTTAAGAATCTATTTAAAGACATGGCAAGACAGATCATAGCTTCTGCACTACAAATGCAGATTATCAAGCCAATAATGGATGCTATGTTTACCGCAGTAGGTCTACCAGTTAGTGCTAAAGCAGGTGGAGGTAGAGTGCAGAAAGGTATGCCAACCTTAGTGGGTGAACGTGGAGCAGAGATTTTTGTTCCAAATACAGGTGGCACGATAATGAACAACATGAACAGCAAGAACGCTTTATCAGGCGGTGGTGGTGTAACTGTAGTACAAAACAATAACTTTGCTTTGGGTGTAGGTGCTACTGCCAGAGCAGAGGTAGCTAAACTTTTACCGCAAATACAAGAGTCTAGTAAGGCGGCAGTATTAGAAGCCGCCGCTAGAGGCGGTTCATTTAGAAGGGGGTTGATGGGTGGCTAGAATAATAGATATGCCAAGCACTCCTAACTTTGTAAGAAGCGAGTTTTCTTTATACAGAGCAATAGGACAAACAGCTTCACCGTTTACAGGTAAACAGAAAACACAAGAGTTTGATGCTGTATTCTGGCAAGCACAGGTTAGTTTGCCACCATTAAACAGAACACAGGCTGTAGAGTGGCAGTCTTTTCTAATGCAATTAAAAGGCACAACAAACCATTTTAAGTTTGCTGACCCTGATGCCTTAACAAACACAGGAGACTTCAGCACAACGCACCTAATAGGCGAGAATAGAGTGTCTAATACCAACGTGTCATTAGAAGTCACAAATACAAACACCATAGAAGCCAATGCAAGTACATTCGCAAATGCGATAGTTGGAGACTTCATTCATATAACAGGCATGACAAATGATGCTAACAACGGAACACATAAGATTACCACTAAGACAAGTCCTACAGTTGTAGTTACTGATAGTGTTCTTGTAAACACATCTTCTGCAAACACAGGTTGCAAAGTACAAATGAACGTAAAAGGCGCAACAGGTCTAAACTTAAAAACATCAGGTAGCAATAGTGGAGGAATCAAGAAAGGAGATTATCTTGGTGTGCTAGGTGCAGCATCTGCCACAGCTAATCCAGTTCAGCTAGTCATGGCTGTAGAAGATGCGACTGAGACAAGCGGCAGTCCAAATCAATATGCTGTAAGAACAGAGCCTAAGTTAAGATCAACATTAGCAACTGGACACTTTGTAAGATTTGATTCACCAAAAGGTTTATTCAGGCTAGTAGATAATACTGTAGATTGGAACGCTGACCATAGATCACTATATGGTATCAGCTTTGGATGTATTGAGGTGGTCTAATGGCTACAAGAGCAGGTATAGATAGTGCGATATCAGCAAGGTTAGGACAAGATCATCAAGAGCTTTTCTTTGCAGTTAAAGCAGAGTTTGACACAGATGACATACTTGTTTGGACTGGCAACGATGATCTTATCATCAACTCAGAGACGTATACAGGAGCAGGTTCTTTACTCAGTATAAGTAGTATAGAAGATACTTTAGATTTGAAACCGACAGGTATATCAATTGCATTATCTGGTATGGATTCAGATGTCTTAAATATGGCTCTCACCGAAAACTATCAAAACAGAGATATAAGTGTCTTTATGGGATTTTTAATGGGCGGTAGCAACGAAGTAGCAGGTGTGTTAAAAGTTTTTTCAGGTCGCATGATGTCTTTGTCTATAGATGATGAAATAGATGGAGCTACAGTAGGTATAGAGGCTGAGAACAGATTGATAGATTTAGAGAGACCAAGCAATCTTAGATATACAGCAGAGAGTCAAAAGTTTATAGATTCTACTGATACGTCACTAAATAGAGTACAACAATTACAAGACAAACAGATAGCTTGGGGTCAAAAACAAGACGTACAAAGCGGTAGTGGCTCTTTGCATGATGATCCTTATGATTATGTCACACAAAGATAATGAAAAAGCTACCAGATTGGGAAATAGAGTTTGACACAGTAGTAAACAGAAATCTGTACACACCTTTTGAATGGGGAAAATGGGATTGTGTACATCTTACAAACACATTTATAAAAGCCATGACAGGTGAAAGTCTTTTACCTAGTAATTGGAAATGGCAAACTAAAGAACAAGCAATGCAAAGTATCTTTAAATATGGTAAGGGTAAAGGTTTGGTAGCAGCTATAGACAACGCTATAGAACTAAAAAGTGGTATAGATGCTATAGATATACAATATATGTCTAAAGGAGATTTTGGAGTACACAAGGAAGAAACAGAACTTGCTTTTGTGTTTGATGGCTATGCTTCATTAGGTGTTAATTCTGATGGTCTTGTCATAGATGATGATGTAGACATTTTAAAAGTATGGAGAATCAATGGGTGACAAAGTAAAAAAAGCTCTAAAAATAGCGGCGATTGTTTTTATCGGAGCAACTCTTTTTAGTGGCGCAGGTTTTGTTAAAAGTGCTAAGTTTTTTAAATTAACAAAAGCTACTGCTTTGGCAGCAAAAGCGTTTGCCTACACTTTGGCTTTAGGTGTATTAAGCAAAGGTATAAGTGCAACAGGAGGAAACTTTGGTTCTAAATTATCTACTCGTGCGCCAACAGAACCTAGACAAATAATATACGGACAAACTAGGGTAGGAGGAACAATAACTCATATATCAACTACAGGAACAGACAATCATTTGCTACATATGGTTTTTGTTATAGCAGGACATGAGGTCAACAGCCTAGAAGCAGTCATACTTAATGATGAAACTCTAACAGTTGGAAGTCCAGTAAATACAAATGGTTCTGACGTTTTCACCGCTACTAATTCAAAGTTTACAAATACAGAAAATCCCAACGATTTTGGCAGTGGTCGTTTAGTTCGTTTTACCTTCCAAGATGGATCGCAAACAGCAGTAGACGGATTTATGGATGCACAACTAGCTTCTATCACTTCCACAGATAAATATACAGATATGGCTTATGTATATATGCAGTGTGTATTTGATGCAGAAAAGTTTGGCGGTGGTATGCCTAATGTTTCTTTTGTTGTTAAAGGCAAAAAGGTTTATGACCCTAGACTCAATTCAGGTAGTGGAGGTACAGCATGGAGCGATAATCCTGCACTGATAGTTAGAGACTATCTGACAGATACTACCTATGGATTAAAAGCAAAAAGCGGAGAGATCAACGATGCAAACGTAGCAGGGGGCATAACAGCAGCAGCCAATAAATGTGATGAAACAGTGATACTCGCAGACGGTAGTTCCGAAGAAAAAAGATATACAGCGAATGGTTTTACAAACTTTGCAGCTAACGGAGCAGGTGTTTTAAATGGTGTGTTGCAATCAATGGCAGGATCAATGTCTTATGTAAATGGACAGTTTCAAGTTCATGCAGGCGCACATCCAACACCATCTTTAACTATTACTGATGATGACCTATTACAACCTTTAGAAGTTAGCACAAAATCAACTACAGGTGATCTATACAATACAGTCAAATCGGTATTTGTTGATGGTTCTAATAACTACATTGCTGCCGATGCTCCTATATATCAAGACTCAACTTTTCTAACAGAAGATACACCTAACGGTACAAACTCTGATAAACCTAATTATGTGAAAACTATGGAGAAACAGTTGCCATTTACTGTTACCCATACGATGGCTCAAAGACTGCAAAGAATATCTTTAAAGAAGCAAAGATTGGCAACTTCAATAGGAGCAGTAGTTGACCTAAAATTTCTAAGATTACAGCCACATGATACTGTGATGATTACAAATGAAAGGCTTGGATATACATCTAAAATATTTGAAGTATTATCTGCTGAAATGCTGATACAAGATAGTGAAGATGTGCCAACACTTGCTGTAGGCTTAGTCTTACAAGAAACAGCATCATCAGTTTATGACTTTGCCACTTCTGATTATCAAACCCCTGTGGCATCTGGAAGCACTCTAACAGTTGGTGACTATGCTTTATCTCCACCTACCAGTTTATCTGTGGCTACTGACAGCACCACAGTTGATGTTCTTACGAATACCTCTGTTACGGTTACATGGTCAAACGCTAGTTCGCCTTACATAATAGGAACTGAAGTATTATTTAAACGTAATTCAGATTCTGTTTACAGCACCATGTTTGCAAATCAAGGCTCAACTAAACAGCAAATTACAGGTTTGGAAGTAGGAGTGCAGTACAACTTTAAAGCAAGGCATTTGAGTGCAGGTTCATTTTCTGATTTTACATCACAAGTTAATCACACAGTAGTTGGTACTGCCATAGGTGCAAACTCGTTAAAGAATGATCAAATATCAGTAGCACTTGCTACTTCTGGTTCTAATCAAGGAAGAATTACAGTAAGTGGGATAGGAAGTAATAATGAAGTAGATATCACCAAAGGCAATCTAGGATTGAACTACACTGACGGAGCAACTGTAGGAGCAGTGGCAGGAACGAACCTGTTAAAAGCTGATGGTTCTACAGTTGTAGGAGATTCTGATTTTTTAAATAGCGAGGTTAACTACGCATCTGATGGAACAGGAACTTTAGGTGCTGCAAACGGTGGCACAGGTATAACAAACTTTGCAAACTCTACACACAAAAACTCTAATACTACAAAAGCAGATATAGGAATAGATACCATTTTTGACAGTAGCAACAGATTCACAGGCAGTATATTTCATGGCAGTACAGCAGTATCTTCTGAAGATTTGATTGATGCAAAGCTAAGAGCATTTGAAGGCTTTGATACAAGCGGTAACGTAAAAAGAGCAGTACCACAAGCGCAACTCACAAACGTAGTTACAGCATCGGTAAACCAACAAGCCTTTGTTTGGACTGAATTAAGTAATGCAGGATTCACACCTACAGCCACTACGTTTACTTTTGAAGTTACATGGAAAAATGGCGCAGGAACTACAGTAGCTGAATCAAGATGGGTGGCTACAAGAGATACAACTAATGATCATATAGACAATAGTGGTATAACAAACAATTACACAGCAGGAGGGGTTTCATCCAGTGGTGTTTCATCTTCTGTGGATGGTGGCGATTCAACTTTCATGGCGGTTACATTCACTAAAGGTGGTACAAGCATCACGTTATCTGCTAGCTTGATTTCGTTCACAGGGTTTACGTTTAAAGACTAATGTTGAAGATAGAGAGCGACAACATATACCTTAGAATGTTAGCTCAGTCGGATATGCCAATCATAGCTACAGCCATGACAGGTGTGTTCGCATCTGATGCCCTACCCACAGACACAGATCAAAAGTATTTCTTCTACAAAGCCAACGTGCAGAACAAACAATTCCCAACCACAGAAACAGTTTTGGGTGATACAAAGATAGGACATCTCAACTTGGCTATCTGTCTAAAGTCAGACGATTCTCCGATAGGATTTTGCATAACAAGATACGTTGGCAAATCCATAGAGCAAAAGATGACTGCTATCATA